AAGCAGAGGCGAAGCGCACAAGTTGGCGAACTACTTGAAAGCGAATTCGCATCTGTTCCTAGACGAGCGAGAGCCTTTGGCTGAACCGCTCGTAGCTCCACATCCCCTGCTGGATGTACAATTGTTGCAACCAGTTCGCGATCAACTCGCACGCATCAAATCGATGCTTTAAGGGGATTCCCTATGAACCAGGTTAAGAATAGACTGATGGCGGCTCCTGCTCTTGTGACCAGGGGCATGTATCTGAAAAAGGAAGCTCCGGCCGACAAGCAGGCAGCCGAACAGGCGCTCGAGCTGCTGAGTAAGGAGCTTGGCGATATCACTGGTCTGCTGACCAAGAATCGCGCCGACACCGAGCAGCAGTACAAGGACCTGACGAACCACTTCGGCGCCGTCAAGGCCGACAGTGATGATCTGAAAAAGACCGTCCTGAAACATGCTGAGGACTACGCCGCACTTGTGGCTACTCAGCAATCGCTCACTCAGGCGCTCGACCAGGTGAAGAAGGAGCTCGATGCTCCGATTCTCAAGGGCGGCGACGCTCTGGTGGAGTCCGACAAGAAGGCTGGTGTCGAATGCCAGCGCCGCGCCCATATCTTCAAGGGCGGCACGGACGACGACTTCAAGCCCGACATGAACAATCTGATCGACGCATCTGCTTACCGTTCCGCGGTACGCAAGATGATGCAGGTTGGCATCGAGTCGAAGCAGAAGGTCATTCGTGGTCTTACGGACGTCGAACGCAAGGCGTTCGATGCTTCGTCTCTCGACAGCGCATTCTTCTCGCCCGAGCTTCTTGGGATCGAGGTGAACTGTATTATCGAGTGTGCCGAGCTGCTGGATCTGTACGGCAGCGTGACGGTCAGCAAGTCGCAGTTCATGTACCCGCAGGTCATGGACTACGGTCAGATCGGCAAGTATGATTGCGATGCCAAGTGCGATGCCGAGTACGGTCCGGAAGGGAACATTCAGTTCAAGTCCGGCGCCGTTTCCGACTTCCGTGGCGTGTTCTGCTTCCAGCGCAAGGTGCTGGCGGAAGCCAACTACCCGCTCCTGGACTTCATGTTCCGCGCGGCGGCTCGCTCTTATCGCATCAATCGCAACCGCGCATTGATGGTGGGCGATGGCATCAACGAGCCGCTCGGCTGGCTGAATGCTTCCTGCTTTGCGAAGAAGGCTACGAACACTCCGGCACAGTTTAACCATATTGACTTCCGTCTGTTCTATGCCAGCTCCCCTGTGGAGTATGGTCCGGTGACGGCTGTCATGCACCAGAACACGTTCGCGTATCTGGCTGCATTGGTTGACACCACCGGGCGTTTCATCTTCGGCGATGGTCTGATGACTTATTCTCCGAACGATGTGCGTGAGAATATCCGCATCAGCAACTGTTTGCCGGATCCGACGGAAGGTCTGACAAAGGGCTCTGCGGCTGCGCCGTTCACCGCAGGCGACTTCCTTGTGGCTGCTGGTAGCTGGTCTCAGGCCTACTACATGGTCAACAAGCGTTCGCTTTGGATGGAGCAGTGGGAAGGTCAGTCCACGGCTTGGTGCGTCAAATATGTGTTCGGTGCCGAAGACGGTGGCTTCACCGCCTGCTGCCCCGCAGCCCGTATCCTCACCGTTGGTTAACCGATTGACTCGGCAGCACGAATTGACGTGCTTCAAACTGTCGGGGCGACTGCAAGCGTCCGCCGTTTCATTCACTTCCCAAGGAGATCACAATGGCCGACAAAGCTGCTGATCCTAAAGCCACGGTGGAGCAACCAGAGATGGAGGTTCCTCCCATCCGTTGGAATCAAACTGTGGACTCCGGTTGGTATATCTCGAACGAGGTATTTCGCCGGACCGCTCGTACGGGAGAGTTCTCTCCCGCCAAGGAAACTGCGGAGCCCAAAGCTGCTCCGAAGGCCGCTCCAAAGGCTGCTTCGCCCGCCTAGTCACGTTAACTCACTAGTCACGTTAACTCAGAAGAGGTTCACATGAATATCAATGTAGCTAGCCAGAACAACGGCCTTCTGGCGTGGTCTGGTACGGCGGGTCGGCCTATTGACATCCGCCAGCATAACAACTTCGCTTTCACTTTCGAAACGACAGCAGATCTTGCTGCTGACGCTTCGTTTAAGGTGCAGGCGGCTCCGCCTAGCGATGCAGATCCGTGTCTCCCCGGTACGTTGTACGACGTCAAGGAGACGCTCACCTGCATGGACTTCGGGCCGGCGAATCCGACAACTGGGTTCGTTATCCCGAACGGGACCAAGAAGGGAACCATCTGCACAGCGACGTTGCCGTGCAGACCCGACGCTTTCATCCAACTGGTTGGCACCGGAGCAGCGTCAGTTATCGCTGTTGCTGTTCTTGGTGGCCCCCGCTAAGGAGCTGCCATGAATCTGAATATTGCTTCTCAGCACCAGGGGTTTATTGCCTGGAGCGCCAAAGCTGCTCCATTCAACCCTGGAATAGATATCAGACAGCATAATGGGTTCTCGTTTACCTTTACTGTTGATTCTGATATTGCTGTGGAGGCTGTGTTTGAGGTCAGATCAGCACCGCCTCTTCCTTCCGACAACTGCATGGGGGATGTTGCTAACGCATCTGATATCCCCGTGATCGCGATGTGTGCGATGCCGGGGCAAGTCGCTGCTCCGAAATCGCAGATCATCTTTCCCGTCGGTACAAAGGCGGGTACTGTCTGCACGGCCACGATACCGTGCAGACCGGATGCCTTTATTAAGGTGTTCGCGGTCAGTGGAGATACTGGTCGCATCATTGTTGTCGCTGTCCTCTCGGGCCCCCGGTGAGGAAAACAGCTACAAAGGCGGTGAGAGTGCGGCCGGGTGATGAGATAATCGTCCGTGCTGCACTTCCCGCTGACCTCGGTCTTGCTCGCTTATACGTCTGGGCAAAGCAAGTTGGGTCAGATCAATTCTCACCCTATGTCCTAGGAACGGATGTAATTGATCTGGGTGAACTACCCAATATGCTTTCTCCTATAAGCATGAGATTGGTTCCTCAACGTCCGGCGCACAAGATCAGCTTTGTAGCTGACATGAAAGGCCAGATTGTCATCGTCCAAGAAGTAGATACTCGTGACGATAAAGTTGCTGAAGTAAGTCTCGATCTTATTATGGCTACCACTTCGCGCCTAGATAGATTCAAACGGAGATTGACAGAATGGCCGAAGACAGTGAAACTTTGAAAGTCCGTATGCTCCGTGTTACGGGGAAGAACGATACCATTCAATGGTTCGAGTATCGGCCGTCGTTTCGTGTGGACATTGTACGCATCGAGTGGGAACTCGACACAATGGACGTGGAACTTGATTCTCCGGTTGCTGACTACTTGCTGCGAGCGGGCTATGCTGCCCCCGTTGCTCCGGGTTCGGCCCCTGTAGCTACGAAGCCAACTGCTCCTCCGCCAGCGGCGCCCACGGCGCCCGCTCCTTCTCCAAAACCCAAACAAGATGTCACTGCAGAGGAGCCCCCACCGCCTCCTCCTGCACCTTCGTGGCTGAAACCTAGCGGTGATAACTAAGGAGATTATTATGATTCCAGTTACCTGTCGACCAGGTTGCGGTGCGGCTGCCGCAGTTCCGCTTGCTGCTCCGCCTTGCTTCACCTGTCCGCCTGCTCCGTAAGTAGGGGCCTCTCCTCCGTTTTCGCCCTCCCTTGAGAGATGGGGGAGAGGATTCCCGCTAACCAGAGGGTAACATCATGCTCCAGTTTGCCGTTGAAGACGTCGTTCGCGATGCGTGTCAAGTTTGTTGCTGCGAGCAGGTTACTCTGAAGCCTGGTACTACGTCGCGGCTTCCGATTCATTATGCCCCATGGGCTGTTCCTATCGGCCGTTTACATTGTGAGCCGCAGTTTGCTCTGGAGCAGATGGCAGCTTGTGGTGTCAGCGCGGGCGCACCCGTGAAAGTTGACGGGGCCAATGTGGCGTTCAATGTTCCGTCGCCGCCACTCAATGGGGATTTTAAAACCAAGATCACAGATCCCGAACTCGGCCCAATGACTTTTAAGATCGTTCCATTTACTGGGCCAAGCCATGGGGCAGTTGATGTTCACTTGGATGGAACATTTGACTATATTCCAAACGGTGGATATAATGGTCCGGATCGTTTCTATATTAGTGCTACGGACGAGACAAACAAGACTTCTGTTTTTGAAGTTTTGATCGGTGTTGGATCTTACGATTCCGCCGATATGGAAGAGACGCCACACGTCAGCGTCGAAAGCTGGACTGTTAATTACCAGCATTATTATGTCACAGTCGCAGTCAAGGTTGCACCGAATGCGGATGCCTGTGAAGTGTGGCGTCTTACTGCGCAGATGCAGGCAATCGATTGCAACTGTGTCTGCTACAGTCGGCAAGACTGTTTTGATATCAGGATGAGCAAGTGTTGAGCAGTACTGGCTACACTCTTTCCCCGGGTCCGCCCGCGCCAGATCAGCCCCTGAAGGAAGGGGATGCTTTGGGCGGCGTTAACTGGGATGAGTATCTCAGCATTAAGTTGATTCGTGAGCATACCAAGACAGACGATGTGCCTGGTGTGAGCGACGAACAACTGCGTCTCTATCGTGCTGCTGCGGTTGAGGCGGCAGAATTCTATACTGGTCTCACTCTAAGTAAACAAAAGGTGTTCAGCGAAGTCCTTGCTGTAAAGAAGCCTAAGCTGGGACACGATTATGTTACAATTAGACTTCAGTATCCTTCGACTGATGGAATAGTTTATATCTACGGAAACAATCAGAACCCTGAGATTGTTCATGTTACTCCGAACAGCCGTAAGGTAAAACTTCCGGGTCGTTTCTTTTACACCCCAGATCTGAGCAATTGTTGCAATCCTTGTTCGGTAGCGACAAATGGACTTCGTATCATGTACAAAGCAGGATTCTCCTGTGCAGATCAAGTCCCGGCTGGAATACTTCTTGGAATTCTTCAATTTGTCGCATGGGTCGTCGAACACCCAGGTGATGAAGTACTTAGTATGCGGAATACTCTTTCTGCAAGGGGTGGTGCTATTATTGGTACTAACAATATTGCTCTGATCAGTGGCGCGTTGGAGTCTTGGCGGCAGTTCGATCCTGAGGGATTCTAAGTGGCGGAAACTAAAATCTCACAATTGAGACACCGCGTCGCAATCTGTACGATGAAGGATGTTGTTGTGTCCGCTGATCGGATGGATTTGCGTCGGGAAGCTGTGGTGTGGACTTGGGCTAAGATTGATCATCAGCAGCATCTACCTTCATTTTTATCTGAAGTAGGTTTTGCAATCAAGGAACTTGCAACTCGAGCAACTCATCGTATTCGAATTCGTGCTGATCTGGGTATTGATTATAGTTCAGCAGCTTGGATCTACGAGGAATTTTTTCAGAGCCCATCTCGTTGGTATAAAGTTCTAGGCTTTGTAGATGAGACTAGAAAATTTGTAATGCTTGAATGCCACCTTGTTGAAGCCAGTGAAACCGCTCAGCCAATGCCGAGTGATCTTAATCCTGAACGTACTCGGGTAAACCTGTGACACTCGAAATTAGTTTTAAACAATGGGCGCCGTTCTGGGCGAAACGGGATAAGGCTGCATTTCGGCGTTGGCTTCAATTGGTAGCTAACGAGTCTGAGAAAGCCTTCAAAAAGATGGGGAAGTATCCTCCCGCATCATCCCCAGGTGAATATCCTGCGGTTCGGTCGGGTAGACTCAGAAGATCAATCAGAACTAAAGTGTCAGATACCGGTGTCGAAATTAGCAGTAACACATCTTACGCAGGATATCTGCGTCACGGTACCCGAAAGATGCAACGACGTAAGATGTCCGATAATGCTTTGAAGGAAGGTCTTGCTGCTGCTAAAAAGCGAGCTAAGACTTGGGTTGGATGGTCGCACGGTTCTCCGGGAACAAGAGGAATAGAAGGCGGGTAGATGGATGCTATTACTCCCAAAGGTGAACTTCCTCCAGTTCAGGTAGAAACTCGTCTCCTGCCTGCCCTTGCCGCGGCGGTCGCAGAGTGGTTTCCTGAGTTGAACGGTCGTGCAATGGCAGTTTCTGAGAGCGCGGTGACAAAAGAGAACATTCCGACACTGCCGCTGGCTGTGGTTGCTTTTGTTCGTGCGGTCGGTGAGCAGAGTGTAAAGTCTCGTCAGAGTCAATATGAAATTACGGATCATTTTATTGTAGAGTTTTGGTTGTCTCCAGAGAAATATAAACGCGCTAATGGAAGCGACGCACCTTTCTGGAGCTATTACAATTATGAAGCAATTCGAGATAAGCTACTGACGCATATGGCGACTTGGAAGGCGCCTCGGGATGCTCGAATTGCTTTCCGAGCTTTGGATACGGAAGCAGACCATCTAGCTGTGACAATGACGTTCGGCTTTATAGCGGCTGTTAACTGGAAGGCTTGCATTTCTTATCCCCCTGATATGATAATCGATCATATTGGATTCAATATGTGTGCTCCTGCTTCAGAATGTTGTGTGCCTGAATGCTTCGATCCTGTTCCGTGTGAAGATCCCTGTCCCTAACTAAGGAGAGACCCAATGGCCATGATTTATGTGCGAACTAAGCCAGGCCGAAAGGCCTTCTTCGAGGGGAAAGTGATCCCTCAGGACAAGTTTATTCCTGTTCCAGACAATCCGTATATTCGGAGGCTGGTTCACCACTGGGAAGACCTCGAAGTCGAAGAAGGTAAGGGTAGCGGAGGGAGACCTGCGCAATCCAGGAAGAAAGAGCAACCGTGGCTAAGTGGTGGCAAATCAGCTTCTGAGCCACCCGCTCCCGGTACCGGTTCGCCTGCACCAAAAGCCTAAACCGTCCTTCACTGGACTTCATTTACAAGGAGACTGACTAATGTCAATCGACAGTCTGCGGTCCGGTGCAATCCGGATTTGTTTCGATCCGAGCCTCAATGCCTATCCCAACCGGTGCCGCATTCTAGTCGAGGGTCAGATGCTCGACACCGGTACTGCTTTGGATGGCGAGCTCATCAAGATGCCTTCGTTGAAGGACGTCGATCTGCTGTTCGGCGAGGGCAGCATCATTGCCGAAGGTCTGCGTACAGCCTTCCTGTGCTGCCCGCAGCAGGTGATGGAGTTCTATGCTCTTCCGTGGATGGACGCAACCATCGGGGCATCCGTAAAGGCTGCTTACACCGTGACCTTTACTGGTACGGCGGAGAGTGACGGTCGGGTTGATCTGTTCTTGGTCGACGGGCGTTACAATACTTCCGTTCGCGTTCACGAAGGCGATACGGCAGACGAGATTGCCACCAATGTGGCAAACGAGCTCAACAGTGAACCTGGACTTCCGTTTATCGCTGTTGCGGCAGCGGGAGTAATCACGTTGACGTCAAAGAATGCTGGCACAGTCGGTAATGCTATCAACATTCTTTATAATTGGCATCAGCGTCGTGACTATGCTCCTGTCGGTATCGAAGTGGTGGTTGCCCAGAGTGTGCAGGGCGCCAATACCGCTTTCACCCCGCCTGACTATCAGGCGATTCTCGGTGAATGCTGCTATTGCTGCATCGCAATGCTGTACGCCGATGATGATTGGCAGGACGCGATGATCGAGTACATCAAGTCCGCGTGGGACTGCTCGAAGCCGCAATGCTTCGGCCATGGTTACACTTACAACTATGGCTCGTTCGGTCAGATTATGTCGTCTGACACGAACTCTGCAGAAGTGAGCCGTATCGCTCATTGCACCACTGATCCGGTTGCTGGTTGGCAGAAAGCGGCAGCGTATGCTGCATTGTCTTGTTGCTCGACTATCGATCATCCGGAGATGAACGTTCAGGGACCAAACTTTGGTGTCCTGGGTTGTCTCATTCAACCGGAGAGCTGCTTCCAGTGCTTCACGTTCGAGGAGCAGCAGGTTCTGCAGGCGACTGGCTTTGTTGTGGTGGTTCCGCTTCAGGGTGGCACCGGCCAGATGACCAGCCCGATGATCGTCAACGATGTGACGAACAACCGTTACGACGAGAACGGTCGTTTCAACGCCACATGGTGGAATGTCAGCAGCCGTCGCCTCGCAGCGGCAACTGCGGATCAGGCCGCTCTCCAGCTTGGCCGTGTGCTTGGCCTTGGTCTGTACACCAAGAACACCAGCATTCCCGAAGGTGTTCGTGGTACGAATCCGAAGCTCATCCTTGGCGCGTTCCGAGCATGGGCCAAATCGCAGATCGGTATTCTCTTCTCTGAGTTCGAGGATATCGATAAGGATATCATTCTGAAGACGGACTTCGAGGTTGATCCGAAGTGTAAGGGCATCCACGGTAAGCTGTGGATCGATTTTATCTATAGCCCGCCGGTCCGTATCAGCAACATCATCATCAACGCCAAACCGTCGTTGCTGACCAACTGCGATCGCCCGTACTAATCAACTGCGCCGAGGCGCACAGCTTCAAGGAGTTGTCTAAATGACTTGCGAAAATCAAGTTGGCGTCAAAAACATCCTGATCTCCTTTCGGGATTGCGACACCGATGCAGTTTACGGCCCTATCAGTCATGAGCTTTCGTCGGAGGAATTGCCGACCTGGAGGCTGTGTGGCTACAATAACGAGGCACTCCCTCATGGGTATGTGAAGCGGCAGCCGACCAACCCGGAAGTGGAGATCAAGGTCATTCGTGATCTTCGAATTCCACTTTCGATGTATCAGGGGTGTTCGGACGTCAATCTGCAGGTCGAGTATTACAACGGTCTTGTGTACTCGGCAGCAAAAGGCACCGGCACTGGCGACGAGAAGTCAGACACCCACGAGGTGACAATGACGATCGTCTTCAAGGAGATCGACGAAATGCTGCCGGCGGGTACTCTCGAACCAACACCTGATTTGGTTCAGCCGACGTTCGCCGTCGCAGCGTGAGCTTAACCTAACGGAGTATCTATGCCCAGCGAAAAGTTCGTACTACCACAGCCTTGGCAGCTTCGCGATAAGGTAATCGACGGAGCTGTCATTAATCGGCTTTCATTTCAGTCGTTCTCGGATATGATCGCCGAGGCGCAGACAATGAAAAAGCCAAAGACGCTTGAGGCGCGATTGCGCAGATTGCGTCTTGCTAAACAAGTGATCTATTATGTCAACGGTTCGACAACCCCAATCGAATCGGATGACGTAACAATGATGCCTATTCCTAACGCTCAGATGTTGACATCACATCTGGATGAGGATGAGGGCGCAGTTGGTAAGGTCACTCGCGAAGGTGATGGGATTTCTACCTCGATTGTTTATCAATTGGGTACGCCGATTCCTGTTACGGGAAAGGATCCCATTACAGAACTTGAGTTCCTTGCTTCGACATACGGAGATGTCGAGGATGTTCTATCAGCTAATGATAGTATCACGCAGACAGCGATCCTGATTGCAACGGTTGCTAAACCTCCGGGAATGCTAGCACTTCCGAGCTGGGCTGTGAATGCTATTACTATCGGGGATGGTGTTACGATTGCGAAACTCGTGACTCCACATTTTTTAGGGTTGCCGGTCGAGTCGGAGAACGAGTAGAAGAATATCGTTACTACTCTGCTTCTGCCGGCGATCTTAGATCTCTAAGTATGCGTCTTCTGACTCTCCGAATCTCCAACTTTATCAAAGTTCATAACCAGGAGATCCGTAATCGGATCAACCTGGCTGGAGGTAAATTGTAAGCGATGGCTTCTTTTACTGAAAGAGCAACCCTTGAGGTAAAAGACAAATCTACGGCACAAATCCGTAAGATTAATGCTGAGTTAAAGAAACTTCAAGCCACTGCAAGATCCCTCAAAAGTATCAGAGTACAGTTTACTGGTATTGGGCAGGCGACACGACAGGTTAACCAACTCACCAGTGCCGTAAGGAGACTGAAGTCAGTTGCTGGCTCAGCAATTCGTATCAATGTAAATACCACTGGCCTCGGCGCTGTACAGGGGCAGATTAGTAGATTAAGGCAATCTGCTAGACGACCTGTTGTTATCAATACCAGATTCAATACTACTGGACAACCCCCTCGAATTCCTCCTGGTGGAGGTGGTGGCAGACCTGGGGCTGGTCGGGGTGGGGGTCGTTCGCGAACCTTCCTTGGAACTGCAATGCAGGGCGCCAATGCTGGCGCAGGGGGCGGGCTCGGCCTAGGTCTCATGGGAGGCCTTGCTGCTGTCAATCCAGCGATGCTAGCTGTGGCTGCCGCAGCTTATGCCGCCGCTGCTGCTCTCCGATATATTGGAAGCGAAACGATTAAGGCAGATCGCGCTGACCTCATGCTGAGGTTAGCAGCGACTCCGGATGAGCCAGGTAAACCAGGTTCTGGTCAACAGGGTATTATTCGAGCTGCTGTTGACAAATATGTTAAGGAGACCGCTGGTCATCCAATAAAATTGACTAAAGCGGAAATGACAGAATTCATGGTTGGAATTCTGGGCGACGTTGGTGGAAAGTCCGCAACCGAAAGAGCCACCGCTGCCGCAGCTATTGCTCCAAAGATTGCAGATACATTTATTCCATTAGCTTATGGACTTGGCGGGGCAAAGCAGAGCCGTGAAGAGTCTATAGCTAATCTTAATACGATTGTTAAAGGTCTGAATATTGCGTCCGGTGATTTAACGAATGCCGCGGGACAATTAACTAAGGATGGTCAACGAGTCTTTGAAGGTGTGGCGCTTGCTAAGGCTATGAATCCTCAGCTGGAAGCTGAGCGCATTCGAACTGTTCTTGCTAACCTGAAAACAGCGGCGTTCACATTAGAGCCTGAAGCCCTTGCTCGCGTCCTTTCTGCGGGTGGTGATCGCGGAGTTCGAGTAGCAAACGAACTCTACCAAGCAATGCGGTCTATGTCCGGCGTCGTGGACAACAAGGCTTTAAATAGAGGTCTTCAGAAGCTAGGTCTTCTTACGGGTGGTACGCCTCTACCTGGAAAAGCTGGGCGAGCGGGCGGTATTGTACCTGGATCGGGTAATGTAGTTGATTCTGATCTACTTCGAACTAATCCCTTTGAATGGATCATTAAAAATGTTCTCCCTAAGATGGAGAAGATTGCAGATAAGAGCCTTACCAAAGCTGAGGTCAAGGCGGGAGAAGAACGAGCAAGGGTAGTTAGAGAAGAAGGTGGAACTGAACAGGAGATCGCAGACGCTCGTGCTCCGCTTCGTTCTAGAATGCAGACGATACTGGATCAAGCATTCCCGGGGATGGCTGCTACAGCCAGAACTGCTCTTTCTGATGCTATATTCAGTCATGTGCAACAACAGGGTACCGTTGCACAAGGACGGATTGCTTTAGATAATCTTCGTCAAAAAGGAGGTCAGATCTTTGGTGATTCGATAGCTGCTCAATTATCTAATCTTAAAGCAACCCTTGATACTAAAGCTCAGGAGTTGGGTACAAGCGTATCAAAGGGTCTAGGTCTGTCTGCAATAATTAAAGAGATAAATGATGCCTTAGCTGATCCCAGCGGTCCAGCTCGTGCCAATCTTGTAGCTAAAGGACAGGAAGCCCTTATGATGACTCCTGCCGCTCAGGCGGGAAGGCTTCTTTGGGAAGCCGCTCAGTTATTCTATAAAGGTGCTGCTTGGATAGCTTCTAAACTTGGTATTGGTCCGGATCCCTCAGCTACCTCGGGTGCTATTTCACAAGTGGATGCACAGACGACGGCTGATGCTACTAAGCGAGGTCAAGTATTGAACGATATAATGAGACTTGAGGGGGAGTTAAAGAAAGCACAGAGTGACCTAAGAAATGCTCCGTGGCGCGGTAAAGCTAATGAACAGCGAAAAGCAAATCTAGCTTCTCTAGTTGCCAGGATAGAAGCTGATCTCGAGGAAGCAAGAGCTAACGCTGCGGGTCTGAAAGCATATCTTGAACAGAGGCAGAAGGAT